ATCATTTTGTCCAAAAGTTATTCTTGGGTTGGCACTAGTACCACCTCGATCTATTGTTAAATTACCACTTAAACTTAAACTTGTAAGAGTACCTACTGAAGTTATTTGTGTTTGAGCTGCATCAACATTGATTACAGAACTTGAAGCGGTAAGTCCAGTACCAGAAAATAAGGTAGCTAAATCAGCAAGTGATTCTTTTTTAGTAGCATTGGAGGCATCTGCATCAATAAATATAATAGAATCACCATTTGCAATAACACCAGCAGTTGGAGTAAGTGTTATATCATCAGTAGATATAGAGACAGTACCATCCGAAGACACACTAAAATTAGCAGTCTCACCTTTGCGACCAATAGTTAAAGAGCCATCTGAAAGTACTCTAAGTGCAGGCTTTGAGGCAGAGTCTTCACCAACTCTTACTGTATCACTAAAGTTAGCAACATTCTTGCCTCCTTTTATAATGTCAATGCCTTTATCACTTATAGATAAATATCTTGATGAACTATCACCAATTCTTATAGTACCATCAATAGAGAGAGGAACATTATGCCATCTTCCACTAATCTTCCCAAACATCTTTGCACCAAGATTAGTATTCCTTATTTGAGTATCACCATCACTACCCTCATTAGGACTTGGAGAGCCTACTGTTTTTTTAACAATAGGTCTTCTACCTCTGCCCCATTCTAATGATCTTGATCTATTTTTTGCCACTCTATATAGCCCTTGGTTTTAACCTATATTGAATTGTAATATCATTTATCTCAAACTCATCTTCTACTGAACCTGTAAATTTTAATTGTATACTATAAAGACTTGCAGGATGAGAATCAAGTGTAAAAATCGCTCTATTATGAAAAGAATAAGTATTATTTGAAGATATTTCACCAGCATCTACAAAGGTAGCATCACTACTTTCTGCATTTGTCATAGCACCATTTACAGTTGGATGTCCATTTTCAATATAAGTTGCTGTTAATGAATTAGCATTACCAGCATATGTGACAAATATTTTTTGTATTTTCTTTTTATTGTTTGGAAATCCAAAATCAATATCTTTAGTAACATATGTAATTGTCTGAGTATCTGGGCTATTAACTAAATCTGGATTATATGTATATGGAGCTTCAGGTGGATTAGACGCATCATAATGAATCATACTTAAATATCCATTAGGTGATATTTGAAAATTAGAAGTTACATCATTATCTGCATTATCTATAAATGGATCACCTTTTGTCCATGACTGTGTTACCATATTGTATACCCATGCTTCTGTCTTATTAGATTCATGTCCAATATCTTTTAATACTATAATATTCTGACCACGTGGATCATATCCAACAGATGGAACACTACTACTTCCTGAAGAATTATCTGCTGCATCAATACCTATAGAAGAAGCCTCAGCTAGAGCCCAATCTCCTATATCAAACTTACCATTTGTAAGGGATATAACTTTTTGTCCATCATATATAAAACAACCAAATTTATTTGCAAATATAACTCCAAATGAAGTTGTAAATACTTGACATGGATTTGCTACACCGCAATCCCTAAATGAGGCTTCTGCATAGAACTGCCCAGGATTTGCAATATTTATAACATACATTGCATTATCTTTAAATTGTAATATGGTGTCTTGAAATGATGCAAGTGCTATAATTGGAGTGCCATCAGAAGATGGAGAATCAAACATATTATATTGAGGAAATACTCCAGACTTTCCTGGCATAGAATACATCATTCCATCAGCGAATACTTTCCCATTAAATATAACATTACCAATAAATACACTTCCTTGCTGACCAACAGTTGCAGTTTTATATCTTACATCAAGTGGGGTAGATGCAATATATGTGTCAGGAGATTTAGTATATACCTCATTTGCAGGATAACCATTTATAGATGCATAAGAATATATTTCAGGTGGATCATTAAAAATCATTTCACTAGCCAAATCATATGTAGTCCCAGTTGGATTGTCCCAAGAGGTATACGTAGTGTCAAGAGCCCCCTTTATGCCATCAATTAAATGTATCTCTGCTAATAACCATCTTTCAGATGAATCTGCATGTCTAAAATATAAACGTGCCCCCTCAATTCTTTGATTTCCACCAAGAGGGTCTGCATTTGTATGTTGAATACTAACATTAAATTGACATTGTTCATCAACAAAAGCATCAGTTCCTAAAGCTGAAAGTCCTGTTTCAACTCCATTATCAAAAATATAAGAAAGATAAAAAGTATATGTACCACTCCAAGTGCCAGTACCAGTATCTATAATAGCAATTTCAGTCCTTCCCGTATCACCTGCATTGCCATGAGTTGCTTTTAATTCTACACCATCAGCATTACTTGCATGGACAACTGGGGATGGTAATAAAGCTTCCCCAGTAACCCATCCCTTTACTTCTACAGTGCCATTTATATCTTTTCTATGTACTAACATTGCACATTGCCTTGATGTTGTATGGGCAAAATTAGCATCACATGCATAGAAACCTCCACCAGCAGCATAATAAACTGGAGCTACATTTATATCTTCATTGGCAATATCTAAAGTCCTTACATCAGCCGATCCATTATCTACAAGCTGAACATCATCTCCATCTTGCGTTACATTTATAGTATAATCACCAACAAGAGGAGTTGACGCTAATGAATATCCACTTTTAAATATAAACCATCCATAACCTGCATTAGGCGTTCCAGCCCCAGCTAATGCAACAGCAGTAAGGCCAGTACTTGTTGATGTCTTCATATCACCTAAAGGCTTCATTTTCCCAATATCAGAAAATGTTAAATTTGTTGCTGTTTGGCATTCATTGTCAGCAATATCACGTGGAGACCCTTTTTGATTAATACCTCCATGGAATTGTGATATTTGATAAAGTCTTTTGCTCTTACTTCCACCTGCTAATGGCAATGGCTGAAAACCACCAGGAATTGCATTCCAATTAATAGAACCAGAAAATGGAGCAGCACCCATTTGAGATATAGCAGGAACAGATTGAAGTGGAGTATCAATAGTAATTTGATTTGCAGCAGCCACATTAAGTTCTGTGCCCTCACTTGTAGGCTGCTCCCCAATTATCCCCTGATCAACAGCCCTGGCTTCTCCCACCCCACTAAGTGTTTGCTTTGCTATAGAGGATAATTGCATACCCTGTTGTAAGGATTTTACACCTCCTTGTGCCTTTGCAATAATATCTAGTATATTTACACTGCCATCTTGATTTATATCATTTGGATCGTAGTCTGACACTATTTACCTAATGCTTTACGGATTACTTTTTTAGCTACAGTCCAAAGCAAATCATCCATTCTGGACGGACTAAGAGCTACAACTTTATCTATTGCCAGTATACCAATTAATACGTATTCCCAGTTACTTGATAAAAATCCTATCATTATTTCTCCTTTTATTTAAGTTCTTTATAAATTTTAATTATTAAATATGTTAATGTTGCAATTCCAACAAGCAATGATATAACCTCTGGAAGCCATCCACTAATAGATAACCACCATCCACTTACGCCTGCTCCTGTTGTTTTTAAAGTATCTACTATTGATTCCATTATTTACCCCTAATGAGAGACGTTAATGAAGTAAACTCACCAGACGAGGTAAATGTATCTGGTTGATCTGCAAGAGCAGCAGCTTCATCCCATTCTGGCTCAAGTTTACGAAGTTCATCTCTTATCTCTAATTCTTCAAATAAATCCATATCTTCAGATTCAAGCCTATCACGAAGTTTTTTAACCCTTGTATTTGAGTATGTTTTATATTCTGTTTTAGGAAACTGGTAAGTTTGAGTTCTAGGCATAGTTTCTGCCATCTCAGGCATTTTCCCTGATACACCTTTAAGAGCTTTCTTACCTTTCTTTGCAGCCTTTGCACCACCAGCCACTATACCAGCAATAGGTAAAGCTGCTGCTAATGATAATGCTGCGTCCTTTCCTTTACCTTCTAATCCATAAATACCAGCATCAACTAAATCAGCTACATTGCCAATTCCAGGTATCATACCACTTATTCCAAGTATAGTATGTAAAATAGAAGAAGGATCAGACTTATAATCTGGTCTTTCTAAATCTTTTTGTTGCCACGTACTAGTTGATTCAGATGGAGAGGCACTAATCAAATTATTTATATTAATTTTTTCTGAAACTTTTCCACCCTCTTGATAAATACCTAAAGCTTTTAATATTTTAGATGTAATACTTTTTTGTGGAGCAACCTTTTCCATCCCCTCTTTATGTGAAAGAGTATCTGCAAATGTTGGGTCTTGCTCAATCTGACCTCTAAGCATATTTGCCTGCCAAGCACGTCTTTCATCTGTTGGAAGACCTTGTATATTTTTATGGATATATCTAGGATCGCCTTCTTTTGTCATAGCCTTGTATAATACATCTTCTGAGCCACCTCTTTGCATATTTGCAATAGCTTGCAATGTATGTGCTATAAGTTGATCACCATCTTTAGACTTTTCTCCAAACTCTTCTAATATTGTTCTTTCTGACATGCTATTTATCCTTTCTATAACTTTATCCTGTTATAAGCTCACCCCATAAAGATGTTTTACCATTAATTATTTGTATTACATGCACAGTAAAAAAACCTCTATCATAAAAATCAACGATAGCAAAAGCATGAGACCAGTTGTGCATCCTATGTTGTAAAAATTCATTCTTATTATCTGACATATCCTTTAGACATCCTATACTCCACGCTGACTTCGCTCCATCCAGATGCGTCACAGATGACTGCTGAATATCGTGGTGATGACCATACATAACATTTGTCCCTAGCCTCATCAAGTGATTCCTTGTATGATTTATCCCAGCAAAATGATGTCCATGATACATTGCTAGTTTCCCCATCTTCATGTATTTCCCCGCTGGATGATACGTATAACCTCTTTCTTTTAGCTTTACACATTCTTCAAACCTATATCCTTTCAAATATGGATGTTCATCTACAAATCTATTCATCCAGTCATCATGATTTCCCTCTATCATATGTTTCTCTTTGCAATTTACTTTATCAAGAGATTCATCTATTATATCCATTCCCTTATTAACTGCCTTTATATCTGCATCAATAAAGGGAGTTTGATACTCTAATGGAGGTCTTTTCTTCTTTCTCCATTGCCAATGAGAAGCACCTTCCCATTCCCCTATATCACCAAGATCAACATATGCATCTGGCTTTACTATTTCTATACTTTGTATCAAACAACTTATTGCCTTATTATCAGCTAGTGGAAAATGTTTATCTGGTGTTACCACTACTCTTTTTACCACCCCTTTATCTTTTTTACTCATACAATCCTATTATTGTTTAAAAATTTGTCCCAAAAAATGTTGCATTATCTGTTACTGCTTCCGTTGCTGGAGTATAAACTAAACTTGGTCTTGATGATCCATAATCTGACCAATACATACCTGTTCTTAAAAGTCCTGATGTAGGAGCTATATCATAATAATCGTTAGCATGCAATAAGCATATTTTAAATACACTTAAATCTCTTATATCATCTAGTGCACCATCGTTTAATATAAAATTTGTTTGAGAGCCTGCTGAAGCTACAGATGTACTTGAAGAATAAGCAGATATATCTCCATGCCCCCAGCCTGATAATGTAACTATTTGCCCTGTTATCCAAGTACTAAACCAATTATCAGTCACAGTTGTATGGTCATGACCTGATTTAACCACTATAAGAGGAGTACAAGTTGCGTTAGTATAGGAAGTAAAATTAAAAGTTGCATCAGTTGGTTTCTCATCTATATCGCTTACATCAAAATCAAAGAATGCCCTTGTTAAGAAATACTTTGTTCCTCCTCTTCCAGTCACATATTCATATCTAACTCCATGTAATGCATCTCTTGTATTATTAGTATCAGGCATGCTTAAACCTACAGCATCATGAACATTATCCCAATTTGCATTTAATCCACTATGTTGGTAACCATCATTTGTACTTGCAATAATTGTTGCCATTATGTAGTATCGAAATCCAATGAAGCAACCCCAAAATAATTAGTTCCATCAAAATAAAAAGTTAATATATCTGTCTTGTCATCAGTTGTAGTAAGTGTTGGTTCGTCTGTATTAAGTATGCCACCACCAGCCCAATATATAGTTCCAGATGTTACAGCCCAAGTAATTGTATTACTACCTCCATTTATCTGTTTTATTTTTAAAAGTAAATTACAAGGATTAATTGGATTTACAGAAAACGTTATTGTAGTATTCGACCCTACACCTAAATGAAATTTATTACCAAGTGACCAATCTATAGATGCTAAATCTGTACCTGTCCGTACTGGAAAGGTAGCAGTTCTACGAAAATTATGATGATCTTTTGTAATACTATTAGATGCCATTATGTAAAATAGGTGTATCTCACACCTTCTCCACTTACAGTTGAATCAATCCATATTAGATTTAAGTTATTCACCTCTAATGAATATGTATCGCCAGCATATAATATAACTCCAGTACCAGTAGCTTCAGTAGCATCTACTCCAGTAAACCCTACTGATATAAGTCCAGTATTGTCAGTTTGAGCTTGTATATCAATCTTTTTACATGCAACATCACCACCAAGTACTACATCAATACCAGCACTTGAGACAACTGTAACACCATCAGCTCCACCAGTAATATCATGTCCTATGCTTCCTGATGATATTATTCTATAACTAGATTCCTGAGCAACATAAATAGAACCATTAGACTTCAATCTTATTGGAGCAGTATCATCACTTGCGATAGTATTACTGTGATTAACACCACCAACAAGTATATGCTTACTTGATCCTTCAGCCCAATCATCATTTTCTGTATATACAGTATCATCGACATTCGATTGTACTTCAAAAGTACCAGCATTAGT